GATTGATGGCAAACGCCGGCATCAAAGGCAGCCAAGCCGGAACATCTTTAAAAACTGCCCTCGCCAACCTTGCCAGCCCGACCGATAAACAGGCAGCTGCCATGGAACAGCTGGGCATTTCTTTGACCGATACCAACGGGAAAACAAAATCCCTGATGGACGTTATGGGCAACCTGCGTTCTGCGATTGGGGGGACGGATGTCGCTCTGACCGATGCAGACGGCAACCTCCGCAGCTACGAGGATATTATCGCTGACGTATCCAAAACGACAGATGGATTGAGTAAAGTCCAGCAAATCGAGGCAGCGTCAACCATCTTTGGTAAAGAGGCGATGGCTGGGATGCTGTCCATCATCAATGCCAGTGACGAGGATTTTGCAAAGCTATCCGATGCAATTTATAACTGCAACGGGGCAGCCGAGCAGATGGCACAAATCAAACTGGACAATCTCAAAGGCGACTTTGTGCTGTTGTCCTCTGCTGCGGACGGTGTGAGCAACTCGTTCGGGGATAAGCTGTCCCCTGCCGCCAGAGAAGCGGTGCAGGGGCTGACCGAAGTACTCAACACGTTAAACAAGAGCGGATTTCAGGCAGCACTTGAAAGTGTTTCGGGACAGATTGACCAACTTGCCGGAACGATTCAGAAAAAATTGCCGCAGCTGTTGCCAATGCTGCTGGGTGGTTTTAACAACCTTTTTGTAACGCTGGTGCAATCAATCGGAACACTACTACCACCATTGATGGAAACCGTGCTTCCGACTTTGGTAACGGCTTTTCTTGCCTTGCTATCGCAACTACTCTCCTATTTGCAGTCTGCTTTACCAACAATTTTAGAAAGTGTATTGTCGGTATTAGAACAGGTCGGTTCCGAAATCCAGCAGCAAGCCCCCGTGCTGTTGCAAGCTGTAATAGCTTTGTTGCAGCAAGTTGTTTCTTTTGTTACTACCAACTTGCCGGAATTTATCTCTGCTGCTATCACGTTGATTACTGGTTTTGCAGAGGGCTTGTTGCAGGCTCTGCCGGAGGTTCTCCGTGCTGCCCAGCAATTGGTTGGTGGTTTGATTCGTGGCTTTTTAAAGGCTCTGCCGCAAATCATGCAATCCGCAGTGCAGTTGGTGCAATCTCTCAGCGATGGACTGCTGCAACAATTGCCATCTTTATTGCAAACCGCAGTCCAGCTTGTTTTAAATCTTGCAAATGGATTGATGCGGAACGCTCCAAAACTCATTAGTACCGCTTTGGTTTTAATCAACCAGCTGATTCAGGGCTTGCTGCAATGCCTGCCGCAAATCATACAGGCTGCTATCCAGCTAATTCAAGGGCTTGTCAATGGGCTTTTGCAGAATCTGCCAACGTTGATACAAGCCTCTGTGCAACTGATTATGGGGCTTATCAACGGGTTGCTGAGTGCTTTGCCACAGTTGATTACCTGTGCAGCAAATTTGATTGCTGGGCTGGTCAGCGGATTGATTCAAGCCATTCCGCAACTGATTGCAGCGATTCCGCAATTAGTGGGGGCTTTGATTGATGGCATTCTTGCAACTGACTGGCTTGGGCTGGGAGCAAGCATTTTGCAGGCAATCTTAACCGGGATTCTTTCCATCCGAGAGGCAATTGTCACTTCTTGGGGCGAGATTTTCTCTGACCTGTTCGAGCGAGTAAAAACGTGGGCAACAGAGATTTGGGACACAGCAAAAGCAGCCCTTGAAAACTTTTTGACCATCATCATCGACAAGCTGAAAGAGTTGCCGGGCGAGTTCTGGAACTGGCTGACGGATGTTCTGACCAATGTCCTGAAATGGTCAGCAGAGATGCAGAACCGAGCAACTGAAATGATTTCCAACTTCTTCAGTAACATCGTGCAACAACTTTCCCAGCTGCCGGGAGAGGTCTGGAACTGGCTGCTCAGTGTGATTGCAAAAGTACTTGCATGGTCAACGGAGATGCAAAACAAGGCATGGGATGCCGTTTCCGGATTCTTCCGCACCATCAGCGACAAACTCAGCGACTTGCCCGGAGAGGTTTGGAGTTGGCTGTCTAATGTATTGGACAGAGTTGGTTCCTTCGTATCTGAAATGGGATACAAAGCAATGGATGCGGCTGCAAATCTGTGGAACAACTTGATTAATGGCATCAGCGGTTTACCAGGGGAAGTTTATAGCATCGGTTCTGACATTGTGTATGGTATCTGGAACGGTATCTCAGATGTCTGCGGCTGGCTCTGGGGGCAACTCTCTGGATTTTGTCAAGAAATCTGGGACAACATCGCCGGATTCTTCGGCATCGCTTCCCCATCCAAACTATTTAAAAAAGAGCTTGGTTTTAACTTGGTGTATGGTCTTGCCGAGGGCGTTGAGGACAAGGTAAAAACTGCCGTGGATGCCGTAAATTCTTTGGGGCAATCCGTCATGACGGCAGCCCAAAAATCCTTGACAGTAAATCCGGATGTTGGCAGCATAGAAGCCGCTCCGCAGTCCGGCACAGTTGTCAATAACTACTACAACAACGACAACAGCCGCACCATCAACCAGACCAACAACAGTCCGAAGGCTCTCACTCGACTGGAAATCTACCGGCAAACGAGAAACGCAATCAATGTGTGAGGTGTGCTATGCGATTTACGCTAATACTTGAAAATGCAGCTGGCGACCGCATTGACATGACCAAGACCGCCAATCAATATATGATTTCGAAAATTGACGGATTGTATCCGCCGGCTGGAACGATTAGTACTACTCCCTATGCTGGAATGAATGGCAGCTACCTGAATAATGCCTTTATTGAAAAGCGGAATTTAGTGCTGTCGTTTGAGATGCGAGGCTACGGCAGTAACATTGAATTAAACCGCCATGCCCTCTATCGGGTTGTGAAAACCGCACAATATCTCAAGGTATATTATCGCACCGTCGGGATTGATGTTTACACAGAGGGGTATGTCGAAAGCTGCACCGTGACGAATTTCGGTGAGTTGGTCAATGGGCAAATCAGTATCATTTGCCCAGACCCCTACTGGTACAGCATGCAGCCCATCTATGCATACAGTCAATCCGTATTTGGAGCGTTTCACTTTCCCTTTCCGGAGAGCGATGAACCGTTTCCGCTCGGCGTTTACAGTGCAGATAAAACCTTGTCCATCTTCAATTCTGGCGAGGAAGTGGGAATTCTGATTACTTTAGAAGCAGCCTCCGGAGAAGACATTCCAACCCCTGTTGCAACAGGAGTTACCTTGTATGATGATGATACAAAGACCTACTTTCAATTACTTTTGGAAATTTTACCGGGCGATAAAATCATCATCAACACCAAGCAAGGACAAAAGTCGGTTACGCTGGTGCGAGATGGTGTAACAACCAACATCATCAACTGCATGACCTCTGGGTCAACTTGGTTTACACTCCGTAAGGGTCTAAATCGGTATCGGTTGAGTGCGTCAAAATACATCACCGCAACCATTCAGCACACAGATGCATACTTAGGAGTATAAATTATGCTGATTGAAGTTTACCAAATGACCGCCGCCGAAAACACGGTATCTATCACCTTAGAGGCGGTCTGCGATGCGTTCTCAAGTTTCCTTTGGGATATTGAGTACTTTCGGTGCGGACAATTTGAATTATATATTGCTGCCACGCTGGAAACCGTTGCCATCTTTCAAACAGGTCGCTTAGTCGGACGAAAGGACGACACAGAGCATTATGGATTGATTGAATCTGTCCGGATTCAGACGGATGCGGAAAACGGCGATTATCTGACCGTAAGCGGTCATTTTCTCATGATTTTGTTATCTCGTCGCATTATCTATCCAACGATGGTAATCAAAGAGCAGACCAGCTATGGAGAGATTATACACACAGCGATTCGCAAGAACTGCTTGCAACAAAACGAGCGTTTCCTTCCGGGCTTGCAGCTTGGGGAAATCACTGGCGACTGCTGGAAGCAAGAAACCCACTTGCAAATCAGCTATGCAAACCTGATGGAGTGGATTTATAAAATTTGTGAATTGGTCGGCGGAACGGCGAACATCTCCCTCGTTGAAACAAAACCAAACAGCCGCAATTATCAAATGGTGTTTACCCTGTCGGAGGGTGTTGACCGCAGCATTTTACAAGACACCTATCCGCATGTGATTTTTTCGGATGCGTTCCACAATTTGCTAACCTTTGACTATCTCAGAAACGCAGCTGCACAGCAAAATGCAGCTTACACATTAGGGGCTGGTGAGGGTGAGGCTCGTAAACGTGCATTTTGCACCCTCGACCCAGAGCCGACACGCTGGGAACGGTATGAGGTCTATGTGGACGCTCGTGACCTGTCCGAAGAAACACAAAATGATGCAGGAGAATCCGTCACCATCCCAGAAGACGAATACTTGAAAATGCTGGAAGAACGAGGACGGGAAAACTTGTCCTCAGTGGAAGAAATCAGCGAATCCAGCATCACCGCAACCGCACCGCAAGAGCAGTATCCGCAGGATTATCAGGTCGGCGACTGGGTGACGGTACAGCAAACCCGTTTTGGTTTGTCGCAAAATCGCATCCGACTAATCGGCATGATCGAGAGTTTTGACCAAAACGGCAGGAGTTTGACACCTACTTTTCAGGAGGGATGAGTATGGCTTTTTCATACGGTTTTTTCAATGCAAAGAACTTAGACCGGGTTTATACAGCAGAACATTTTACCAGTTATCTATCCAGTATCATTTGTGACGGGATTCAGGACACTTACGGCGAGTGTTTTTCGATTACACCAGCAGGTGGGTTTCAGCTTCGGATTGGAAGCGGCAAAGCTTGGATTCAGGGACACTATTTTCAGAACGACAACGGTTATATCTTAGACTTGTCGCAGTATGCAGATAGTTCCCTGCCCCGCTATGTCACCGTCGGTATCTCATGCGACACGCAAGAATCTGTGCGGAGCGTGCAAATCGAGGTGCTTGCAGGTACGCCAGCCGTTGCCCCGTTTATCCCGTCTTTCAGTAACAATGACACGAAAACCACACTGACCCTCTGTCAGGTGCGAGTCAATGGTGGGTCGAGTGGGATTACCGCTTCCAACATCACAGACTGCCGGGAAGATGAGGAATTGTGCGGTTATTGCCGCTGCATCCTCGGCAAGTGCAAGGTTACAGAGATGCTGGTAAAAATGACACAGCTAAAAGCAGACATGGATGCATTAAAAGCACGGGAAGATGCACAGGATAGCAAGATTGCATCGTTGGAAGAAAAGCTAAAAGCCTTTACTTCTGATGTAGTTGCAGCTGGGCAGTGCGGTGAAGATGTCTATTATATCCGCTATGCAGACGGTCATGTTTTGCTGCAAGGCTCTGGTGCAACCTACGACTATAGCGATGAAAGCACGCCAAAATCTGTATTTTACAATATGCCAGAAATCAAATCTGTAATTGTGCAAGAAGGCATTACGAAGTTGGGAAATGCCCTTTTTTACCGCTGCCAGAATATGCAGACGATTTCACTTCCTTCAACGTTGACCGAGTTGGGATACCGCATCTTTGCACAAGGCTCCGGCGGATTCCAATCTTATGGGGGACTAACAGAACTGACTCTTCCGGCAGGCATACAAAAACTTGGTGGAAATGCTCTGCGGCAAACGAATATTACAGAACTCGTCATTCCCGCTCGTGTATCTGTAATTGAGGATTACTTTCTTTCTACATGCACGAAATTGAAAACCGTTCGTGCAGAAAGTAGTGTGCTGGGTTCTTTTATGTTTGTGTGGTGCTCAGCGTTGGAAAATCTTACAATTTCCGTAAATTGTAAAACTTTTGGTTCTAACATGCTTTCCTATTGTGAAAGCTTAACCGCTATCACATACGAGGGAACAAAAGAACAGTGGAACGCCATTACAAAACCCACCAACTGGATGACATCGGATGCAAAGAATAACTATCACAACGGCTATTTACAGCGAATCAATTGCATTGATGGGGCTTTCGTATGGGATACCGAAAGCAAAGAATGGAAGGAGGAAACCGCATGATGAAATTTTTCGTGCAGAAACAGCGAATAGAACTGCTGGAACGGGATGCCATTGCAGCGGATCAGATTGCATTTGTACCGCTGCATTTTGTATTTGACGGAGCGTGGGAAGGGCTGCATAAAGTTGTACAGATTACGCAGTGTTGCGAAACCTACAATCTGATTTTAGGCACAGACGGGAAATCCTGCCTGCTCCCCTCTGAATGCAAAGCCGGTACGATGAAACTGAGTGTGTTCGGGTATGCTCCTTCCGACACGAAAGCTCTCCGTGCAACTACCATTCCGGTTTCCCTCCATATCAAGCCTTCTGGCTTTGTTTCTGACAGTGTGACACCCATCCCACCGACACCGGACTTGTATGCTCAGCTCTTACAAGAGCTGGAGAAAAAAGCTGCCGGACTACAAAACGGGAAAGACGGTAAGGACGGGAAAGATGGCATCTCCCCAGCGATAACCGTGACAGAAACGGAAACGGGTGCAACCATCTCCGTGACAGATGCAACCGGTACAACCACCGCCGAACTGCACAATGGTGAAAAGGGTGACAAGGGCGACACGGGCAGCCGTGGAGCAGCCGGAAAGTCCGCCTATGAAATCGCCTTGCAGAACGGATTTACCGGAACAGAAGCAGACTGGCTGACATCCTTAAAGGGACAAAAGGGAGATGCCGGCGAGCCGGGAGCAACCGGGGCAAAAGGTGACCCCGGAGAAAAAGGCGACCGGGGCGAACCGGGAACATCCGGAGAAAAGGGAGAACGTGGCGAAAAAGGAGAAAAAGGCGACGCCGGAACACCCGGCAAGGACGGCGTAAATGGCAAAGACGGGACAAACGGGGTTGACGGCAAGGATGGTGCAGACGGTTACTCCCCAACAGCAACCGTTACAGAAACAGACGCCGGGGCTGTTATCTCTATTACCGATAAAAACGGAACAACGACAGCAACCATCAAAAATGGAACAAGCGGAGAGACTGCCTCTTGGGGCGATTACACACCGGGGGGTGAAGAGGGTGAATCAGCGAAATACTGCACCGCAAAGCTGGTTACAGTAACAGGCAAGCAAACATGGCAGGTATTGCCGTCCATCAGTACGGTATCTCACAACGCTCTGGATATTGTGCCAGACGGGTTGTTTGTGCTGGATTTGTCGCCGGATGTGGATACACTCAAAGCGTCTGCACATACGCATGACAATAAAGATTTTTTGGATGGTATTGAGGCTTACTTAAACAGCACCTATTCCAAAGTGACTGCGGAGCGAGAGGCAGCGGACAACAGCCTTGCAACCCGTATCAAAACTTTAGAGGATAGCGTCGGCGATCTATCTACAGCCCTTGCAGTGATGGTGGAGGTGTAACATGGCGGTGACAATTACAGAGCAGCTGACAAAACTAAACCAACTGCGGCAGCAGCTTGCAGCGAATCTGACCACAAAGGGCGTGACGGCAACAGCCACAGAAAAATTTAATACACTCGTGCCGAAGGTTCTTGCGATTTCCGGCGGTGAATCTCCCACCACAACCGTGTTATATGATGCAACCCATCGGGACAAGGTATCTTTGCTTTACAACGGTACGATTTACAGCGTGGCAGACTTTACCGCCCTGCATGCAGATTTTTGCAGTGCAAAGAACAACTACGCTCTGAACTATGGAACAACCGTTTTTGGATGGGATTATAGCTGCTATACCTGTTGCACGCTGCCGATCAGCGTGACAGCATCCACGCAAATTGCAATCCGTTTCCTTGCTGGCAGTACCGAGGTTGGCATTTTACGCTTGGTACAGTCTGACACCGGCACAGCTGCGGACATCCTCACAAAGGCACAGACAGAGGGCAGTTATATGGACTTGCCTTTGCAGTGGCTGTACAGTGCGGACTATATCACAACGCTGACACCCTGCGAGGGCGTAACGGCTGGCACATACTACTTGGTGTGGGTTGGTCGGAGCAATAACAGTCACCCGCTGATTCAGTCAATTTCGTTACTTTAAGGAGATGATACAGTGAATATTATTGAAGCCGTAGAATCATTGAAACAGGGAAAAGCCATCCAAAGAACAGGCTGGGGCAACGCAAAAATTCAGGCGGTGCAGCTGGAAAATGGACAGTATCAAATTTTCGCATCCGGCGACTTGACACCGGAGATGCTCGTTTTGCTTTCTGGTGATTATGATGTGAAAGAAGAGAAAGAAACGAATGATGTGAAAGAAACGGAGGAAGCAGTGTGATTCGAGAGATTATCACCATTGCGATTTCTGTGTTGTCTGCAACGGGTATTCTGGGCATTGGTACAAGGTCGATTTTAAACCGCATGCAAAAGCAGGATGCCAGACAAAAGGCTTTGGAATATGGTGTGCAAGCCCTGCTCCGTGACCGAATGTTGCACTGCTATAACAAGTACATTGATGCTGGATTCGCACCCATCTATGCAAAAGAAAACTACGAGAATATGTATCGGCAGTATCATGAACTGGGCGGCAATGGTGTGATGACGCACTTGCACGAAGAGTTCATGGCACTACCAACCGAGAAAGGAGCATAACATGAGAAACTGGAAACTTTGGGCAAAGGCTGCGGCAGTCAGAGCCGTGAAAACCATGGCACAGACCGCCGTAGCAACGATTGGCGTAGCTGCTGTGATGCAAGATGTGAACTGGATCGCCGTGGGCAGTGCGGCTCTGTTGGCTGGGGTGTTATCTGTTTTGACCAGCGTCGCTGGATTACCAGAAGTCGAGTAAAGAAAACCGCCCGACAGCGGTTAAGCTGCCGGACGGCATCGGGTTATTCGGTTTCAGTCTGTTCTGGGTTATCTCTGCAAAGTTCATCCAGCGTGACACCCAGGGCATCGGCAAGCTTAATAGCGTTAGACACGAGGCAATCCCCACGCCTTTGAATGTCCTCAACGGTACGTTTTGGGATGCCGGTTTGCTCGACTAATTTCGGAATTGTGATTCCCTTTTCTGTCCTGATTTTTTTCAAATTCATTTAGATTCCTCCGTTTAGCAGTAAATGAACAATTGCAATCAAGAATGCAATCAAACCAACAAACTTAAAAATTGCCCACGACAGCTTAAAAATGTTTTTCATACTTGACAGGTTGAAATGGTTATGATATAATGGCGGCAGGGGGTTGAGAGCTTGTCCGCTCCCAATTCTTACCGTAGGCGTTTAGCCTATAATCTTAATCAAGATAAGAATCCAACCAACAAGGGAAATTATCTCGATTGCGAGCTTATTAAGTTGTTGCACCAGCTTGATAAGTTCTTTTATTTTTTCTGTTGACCATCTCAACATCTTCTCACCTCCTTTCCATGATTTTATTATACCACGTTTTAACGTGTTTGTCAAGTATTTTTT